CCCCAAAGAGGGGGGGTCCCCCTTCCTTTCCCCCCCTCCCCTTTAATGCGGGCAAAATTTTTTAAAAATTGGGGGTAAAACAGTTGGTGGTGGAGGGAAAAGGGTAGGCAAGGGTCGGCTGAACCATTAGGGTGGGCAAAGGGTTGGATAGGTGACAATGCGCTGCACTAAGGTGTAGGGTGAAAAGCTATGGTGGATGACAAGGTTTACTGGAAGATGGTGGAGGCGTTCCGAGACAAGCCAGGGAACGTGAGGCATGTCGCGAAGATGGTGGGGGTGGATCGGGACACAGCGAGGAAGGCGTGGCGGGAGGGGTGGCCACGGTTGAAGCGTGTACCGATTCAGGTATTGATTGAGAGGGAGATGGAGGAGGAGCAGGCTCTGAAGAGGACGCGGGAGATTGCGATCCGGACAGAGACTGAGGCGTTTGCGGCGGCGTTGAGGGGAGACGTTCGGCAGAACGCGTTGGAGGAGTACGAGAGGACCAGTCAGTACTTGAGGGCGGCTACGGTGACGGCTACTTCGTCATTGGCTGAGTGCCACAAGTTGCAGGCTGTGGTGAGGGAGCTGATGGAGTTGGCCCCTCAGTTGGTGGCGAAGGTGGTGGAGGGTGTGGACGACATGAGCCCTGCTGATGCTTTGAGGGCATTGGACAAGTTGGCGATGTTGGGGAAGCAGATCGCCTTGACGACCTATGCAGCCACGCAGCAGGGGGCGAAGGTGGTGGAGGTGCAGAGGGCACGGAGTGCGGACTTGCAGCAGGCTGTGATCAGTGTGCAAGCGACTGCTGTGGAGCCGGTGGACGCCCAGGAGGCTGCGCGGTTGGCGGCTGAGTTGGCAGAGGCGGCGCAGGAGGCGGCGGCTGCTGTAGAGGCTGGCCCACAGTTGAGTGTGTTCAAGGGTGGGGCAGAGGGGGCTGAATGAAGACAGCAGCTGCTTTATTGACCAAGGCGCCCAAGCCGGGGTTTCTGTCCTTGGAGGGGTCGGTTGCGGCGAAGTTGGCCAAGAAGCGGCTAGCTGAGATGGCGCAGACGAATGGGGCTGCGTTCAATGCCTATGTCTTGAGGGATGAGCAGACGGGAGAGCCATTGAGGCTGGCTCCCATGCACAGGAGTTGGCATCGGCTGATTGATCAGCAGCACCGGCTGAACATCATTGCCCATGTCGAGAGCGGAAAGACGGCGGCCTTATCGGTGGGAAGGACACTATACGAGTTGGGGAGGAATCCGAATACTCGTGTGGTGATCGTGTCGAACACGGTGGCGCAGGCTACGAAGATTGTGCGCTCCATTGCGGGCTACCTAGAGAAGAGCACGGAGCTGAAGGATGTCTTTCCTGAGTTGAAGCAGGCGCACACGGGACCTTGGACGAATACGCAGCTGACGGTGAAGCGGAAGGGGAATCCGAAGGACCCCTCGGTGCAGGCTACGGGTGTGCATGGATCCATCGTCGGTGCGCGTATTGATCTGCTGATCCTGGACGACTTGCTGGACTACGAGAACGCACGGACGCCTGGGCTGCGTGATGACCTGTGGGACTGGGTGCATTCGACGCTGTTTGGCCGGTTGACTGCCAATGCTCGGGTGATCTGCGTGGGAAACGCCTATCACCGAGATGACTTCCTGCACCGGTTGGAGAGGAACTCCTACTGGCACACAGTGCGCTTTCCTGTGGTGTCCGAGGACGGTGTGCCCTCTTGGCCGGATCGGTGGCCGCTTGAGCGGATCTCTCAGAAGAGGGAGGAGCTTGGGCCAGTTGAGTTCGCACGGCAGATGCTCTGCAAGGCCCGAGATGATGCAGAGGCCCGGTTCAAGAGGGAATGGATTGATCTGGCGTTGCAGAGGGGAAGTGGCAGGCAGTTGCAGCACGCCATAGTGGCTCCTCCCCCTGGGTGCGCGATCTATACCGGGGTCGACTTGGCTGTGCAGCAGCACGCCTCGGCTGACTTGACTGCGTTCACGACCATCATGGTGTACCCCAACGGGGATCGTGAGCTGATCAACGTGGAGAGCGCCAAGCTGGCTGGTCCTCAGATCATTGAGAGGATCCAGCTGCTGCATCGACGCTATCAGGGTGTGTTCTTTGTGGAAAACAACGCCTCACAGGACTTCCTGTTGCAGTTCCTGAAGGCATCCGCATCGAACATCCCTGTCAAGCCGTTTACGACAGGCAAGAACAAGGCACATCCCGAGTTCGGCGTTGAGTCGCTGGCGTCGGAGATGGCGACAGGGAAGTGGATCATTCCGAATAAGGATGGGCGCACTCACCCTGAAGTAGAAGCCTTGATCAATGAGATGCTGTACTACAACCCCAGGTCGCACACAGGCGACCGCCTCATGAGCTGCTGGTTTGCGCGAGAAGCGGCTCGTCAAGGAAACATTCGGGCCGAGATGGGCTACATCCCGTCGTTGCGCCGTTAACCATAGGAACTGTAATGCCACGTCCGTCTAAGGAAGTGTATTTGACCGTGCCTACAGAGGCAGGTCCGTTTCGGTATGCGTGCGACAGGTGTGAGAGTCGTGAGGCATGTCGTTGGGGTATTGCTACGGTGGGCTACGGGGAGCGGGGACAGAAGAAGGAGCAGCGGGTGGGACTGTGCGATCCATGCGCGGCGATGGTTGCGGCTCCTGGCTCTAGCCGATCTGCTTTGGGGGGGATGACGCACTCTATCGCAGGAAACGGCAGAAGAGGGTAAGGTGCGCGCCATGGATGAATCAACCTTGCAAGAAGCCATTGATCACGACCGCGCCCAGAAGGCGCAGGACACCTACAAGGCAGATCCGATCCGGATAGCTGCTGCGAGCATTGAGAGTGCCGAGGTGGCTTGTCGAGGGGCGGTGGCGGGATTGGTGCTGTGCCGTCCGCCGGCATTGCCGGAATCGCGGAAGGCTGTGCAGTTGGCGATTGCTGCTTTGGAGCAGGCGCTGGTGCTGATGTCACTTGAGGAGCCGTTCAGTGTCTAACATTCGACCCGACATGGCAAAGGCGCGGCAGCTTCAGGCAGGGCTGGCGCCGGGCATGATGGACAAGGTGGCGCGGCTGGGGATGAGTCCTCGGCAGCAGGAGCTGAACCGGCTCTGGTCGATCTATCGCGGCTCTCAGTACAGCGCCCGCAAGATTGACTGGGACGGAACGGAGCGGGCTGAAGGAATCGATGCAGAGGCGATTGCCTCGGCAGGGTTCCTGCCCCCTGGCTATTACGACGCAGGCGCTACTTTTCCTGTGAAATTTCGCCGTCCCAGCACGCCCTATCACCTTCGCAAGGTCATTGTGGATCGTTTCACGGGGCTGCTGTTCAGCGACCGGAAGCACCCGATCTTGAGGGTGGAGGGCGACCCTGCGTCAGAGGACTACGTTCGGACGCTGGCCGAGGTGAGCCGGTTGTGGCCATCGATGATCATGGCGCGGACCTATGGCGGGGCCATGGGAACGGTGGCTGTGGGCTTCCAGTTCCTTGATGGGCGCCCTGTGGTGGAGGTGCATGACCCTCGCTGGTGCGTTCCGACCTTTGAGGATCGTCATGCGCTGAAGCTGGCCTCCATTGAGAAGCGGTACATGTTTCCGGTGGATGAGCGGGACCCTGAGACAGGGGCCTGGGTTCAGCGGCCCTATTGGTACCGGCGGGTGATTGATCGCGAGAAGGACGTGCTGTTCGTGGCATGTCCCGTCTCGGATGAGGAGCCCGAGTGGCAGGTCGAGCGTGAGGTGGTGCATGGGTTCGGGTTCTGCCCGGTTGTCTGGGCTCAGAACATGCCGGTACAGGATGACATCGACGGCGATCCTGACTGCCTTGGCATTGATGACATCTGCGATCAGATCGACGCGCTGCTCTCGCAGGCGAACATCGGGATCATTGCCTCCTGCGATCCGACGCTGAAGATCATCACGGACGCGGAGCTGGACAGCGTTAAGAAGGGGAACAGGAACGCGCTGAAGCTGCCGCAGGGTTCCTCGGCTGACTACATGGAGATCAACGGGGCCGGGCTGAAGCAGGCTCTGGACATGGCCCAAGAGCTTCGGAAGATGGCTCTTGAGGTCGCCCAGTGCGTTCTGGACCATGCGAACGTCCAAGGCCGGACCGCTACTGAGGTTGAGCGCATCTACTCCTCCATGCTGGCCAAGGCTGACATCCTGCGCGAGCAGTACGGCGAGCGGCTGGTGAAGCCCCTGCTGGAGATGATGGTTGCAGCTATTCGCATCCTTGAGACGCCGAAGGCTGTGGAAGGTGCCATCCTGCGGCAGGTCATCCAGCTCCCCAACAAGACGCGCAAGAACGCAGAGGGCGTGGTTGATCAGGCTGCTCGACGGCTGGGTGGTGGTGGTCAGCTGAACCTGAACTGGGGTCCCTACTTCCAGCCGACGCTGGAGGAAGCTATCCAGGCTACACAGGCAGCGGTCATGGCCAAGTCGGGTGGGGTGCTGGACCAGGAGCACGCGGTGGCATTCTCGGCGCCGTTCTTCCTTGTCGAAGATGCCACCACCATGGCGGAAACGATCAAGTCCGAGCAGAAGGCCATGCTGGATCAGCAGGACGCGATGACGCTGAACCTGATGCAGCCCAACTCGCCCACGATGAACATTCCCAAGGCATCCTCGAAGTCGGAGGACTGATGTTCATCGCAGTAGACTTCGACGGGGTGGTGGTGCGGAAGGATCGACCCTTCGCAGACACCACCACTCCCTTGCAGTTCATGCCTCACGCCAAGGAAGGGCTGGAGAGCCTGAAGCGAGCAGGGCATGTAATACTTCTTTACAGTGCGAGGGCGAACAGGGCTTTACTGTTCACGCCTGAGTGGGACCCGCTGGTTCGTGCTGGAGTGCGGAGGCCGCATGAAGCTGCATGGGCACAGGGGCGAGAGCTTCACTGGGCGCGCTATCACCAGATGCTGAACTTTTGTGCTACCGAGCTGCCCGACGTGTTCGCTGCCATAGATGACGGACTACAAGGCAAGCCCTTGGCAGACCTGTTCATAGATGACCGCTCAGTAGAGTTCGGGTTTGGTGCCCACGGCTGGACCGACCTGATGACCATTTATGGTGCCGCTCCGCAGGCACCTTCGGAGAGTTGATGAGTGAGTCCAAGCTGATCCTGTCCCCCTACGACACAACTCCTGCGCCGGCCAAGGACAAGGTGATCCACCGCCAGAAGTTCATGGGCGGGCAGATGACCCCCGAGGAGGCCCATCGGAAGTGGGGCATTGGACGCCGCTGCCAGTGTGGCGCTCCTGGAGCGGGACGCATCAAGGTGTTCATGCCCTTGGATGAGCTGCTGAAGCGGGCGCCCAACTTTGTGGCGATGGTGATGGCGTCGAACCCGGACGAGTCGGGAAAGCTGCCGACCGTGCGGTTCAAGGAGCACAGCGGCGACACCGAGGGCAAGGACTACATCAAGGCCAGCGATGTCGTTTACTGCGAGAACTGCCGGGTAGAGGCTCGACTGGCAGCAGCCAAGGGAGCTCCGAGCTGGGCTGTGGTCGAGATTGATGACGGCAAGAAGGACAAGATCAGCGTCGGATACGGAGATTAAGCCATGGGAGAGCAGGCAGCCCGCTACATGAGCTTCCGGCGCAAGCCTGAGAAGCCGATGCCCAGCAGCGATGCCAAGGCGCTGGAGCGCATCCAAGCTGAAGCTATTGAGCATGGAGCCACCCTGCACTCACAGGGCAGGGGCGGGCTGCCTCCTTCCATCGTGCTGGGTGTGTTCCGCCGAGATGGCTGGCACTGCCACAAGTGCGGCGGCAAGCAGGACTTGTCGATTCACCACAAGGCCGACATCCTGGCCTCCCCCTACCTGCGGAAGCTGCATCAGGTAGCCGGTCGAACGGACCCTAAGAACCTCGCCACCATCTGCCATCGCTGCCATGACTCCATCCACCAGCATGCTCGGGAGGAGGGCACCGAGGCGCCAGAATAATCAAGATGCGCCGGACGCACAGTGCGCGTTTAACTGGACTGGTAGAGTGGGAGGCATCGTCAGTTTCGGGGTTGAGGCATCAGTGCAGGAAACGCTGGAAAACAGGGCGCAATAATCAAGCTGCGCTGCCTATAAGTACCCAGAGAGAAATACTCAGAGAGAGCTACGCTCTCTCCTCGTATTTGCGGCTTCTTGACGAAGCCGCGTAGCCAGTATAAGAAAAGAGGCTGGTGAAGAAATAATCAAGATGCGCTGCCTATAAGTACCCAGAAGAGATCTTCTCAGAGAGACCTTCGGTCTCTCCTCAAAGATGCCGATGCTAGCGCATCGGCGTTCATTTGGTAAGAAAGGCAGGAAGGGATGGGTCAAGGGTCCATCCACTCCAGCCTGAAGCGAAAGCGGGGCTGAGTTGGTCTGGACAGGAAGAGGTTGCGCCCCTCTCCACTCCAGCCTAAAGCGCGGGCGCTCGGCGAATGGCGTTTGCTTGGCCGTAAACGGCCCGCCAAGCGCCGAGCGCCACCTCGCCGCGGTCTGTACCCGTCCGACCCCACGAAACGCGCTCAGGAGCCGTTTATGGCGCCCAAGGTAGATGCAGCCAAAGAGTTCCTGACTGAGATGCGGATTCACCGCGCTGCTCTGGACCGGCTATTGGACAAACGAGGCGTTGCGGTTCTGAAGCGCCTCTACGACCAAGGCCAGGACCAGCTCGTGGCTGCGCTGTTCCAGATGGTGCGCGCCGAGCGGAAGGTTGAGCCGCTGAACATTTTTCAGTTGCGCCAGCTGATGGTGAAGGTTCGGGAGTCGCAGGCAAAGATCGCAGCCGACCTCGCCGCCAACCTTGAGCCGATCAGCCGCGAGGCGCAGGCAGAGGGCATCCGCCAGGTCGACCGGACCATCACCAAGGCAGAGCGCCGGTTCGTTGGGGGGATCATCACCCTGCCGCTCCTTGAGGTCGCCACCTTCAACGGTTTGATCGACAAGCGCACCGATGCCCTTCGCGAGGCCAATAGGCGGGCTATGGCGCGTTCGGGCACCAATCTGGTGTCTCGTATCGAGGAAGCCCTCACGGTGGCCGTAGCGGCCAAGGAAGAGCCCGTAGAAGCGATCACCAGAGTTCAGGACGTGATCGAGTCCGACTGGTGGCTAAGTGCGCGGGCTGTTCGCACCTCTGTGGCTGCCGCCTTCAACTTCGGGCATACCGACTCGGTTGAGCTGGCATCCGAGGGTGTAACGGATCTTTACAAACGCTGGACTGAGCTTGTCGATGACGTTACAGGCCAGCCGCTGGACAACCGTGTGGGCAAAGACTCCATCGTGCTGCATGGGCAGGTGGCCAAGCCGCAAAACGTGTTCACGATGCCGCCTGATCCGAGATGCCACCAGTCTTGGTGGGGTCAGACATGGACGCAGAGCCCCAACCGGCCCAACGACCGCAGCGTGACCATGCCGTGGCGCCCTCAGTGGGGGATTCCCGGCTGGGAATGGAACGGTTCATCTCGAGTGCCCATTACGGCCAGCCGCCCTCATGGTGTTCAATCAGTTGACGACGTGACAGAATAAGCCATTCCGGCGTATTGTGCCGCCTGTTGACCGTATCGGAGACTTAGACATGGCCCGCCTGAACCCGCAGATCCTCAAGTCCTACATGGACCAGACCGAGGAAGACAACGACCTCGCCTCGCCCGATGACGAGACTGATGGCGGCGATGACTATATGGAGGAGGCGGGCGAAGAGCTGGAGGAGTCTGGCGCCACTGGCGACTACGAAGGCTTCCTGAAGATGCTCTTCCAGAACGCAGGCGCCATCCAAGAGGCCGCAAGCAAGGTCTTCCTGTCCGTCATCGACCAGGAGCTGCCGGACGAGGCCAAGCAGGAAATTCAAGATGCGCTGGCTTCCATGCCCAAGGACCTGGTTAAGGGCATTAAGGCGCATCTGGCCGAGCTTGATCCTGACCAGCTGCATGATCTGGTCGAAGAACTGGAAGAGTCGGGCGCTATCGAGAACGACGCCAGCGTAGTTCCGTTCCTGTATTGGGCTGCACGGCTGTCCTAGCCTACTTGACGGAATCCCCTAGTACGGGGATGGTGGAGGAATCATGGCGCGCACCGTTGCAATGACATACCCGCTCGACAAGCCGATTGAAGTTCGGCCCGGTGTTATGCACCGTGAGGCTGACTTTCACGGGTCGGCCAAGTGGTACGCGCTGCCGCCGGAATCGCCGGAGCGTTCACAGGCCGGCGATCTGAGCATGTCCAACATCAAGGACTTCGCGCCCAAGGCTCTCACGAGCCCCGGCGCCCCCTTCGTCCTGAAGAAGTAGAGGCCCACATGGCTGCATACACTCCCCCGCCCTCCCCCGGCACCCTGCGTTCCAGCCGGAACATCGCCCTTGCGAAGGGCACCAGCCGTGAAGGCTTTGCTGGCGTTGCAGGCTACGATGCCGCTGCTGGCGTGCCTGTGCTTCCCGGCGTGACCACCTCGGGGCACTATCAAGAGCTGGCTCCCCAGATCTCGACCTCGGGGAGCCCGATCAACACCTCGACCCCGTTCGCCAATCTGAAGAAGTAGGAGGCCCACTATGGCCCAGAACACCGAGATCGCTGCCAGCGTCTCCCCGGCTGCACCCGAGGCAGTCAACGTCTATGACGCCAAGGCAGGCAAGTATTACGACGCAACGTGCCACCAGACCATCGGCGCGCCCACCATGGCGCTCCCTGGTACCCCTTCGCCCTTCGCCAACCTGAAGGCTGGCAAGTAGGAGTTTCACTATGGGTATGAACAACGAGATCGCAGCTGGCCGTTCGGCTGCATCGCCGGAAGCTGTGAACGTCTATGACGCTCACGCCGGCAAGTACGCTGACCAGATGCCCGCGATTGCGACCGAGGCCAAGCTCCCCACGGCACAGATGCCGATGGCTCCTGCTCCGGCTCCGTTCGTCATCAAGAGCACTGCGGGCGGCGAGCGATAAGTGGCAGATCTGTTTGCCATATCGGGCAGCTACACGGCGACTCCGGCCTCGGGGTCGCCTTCTGCTGACCCGCTGATCACTGCTCCGCTTGATGAGAAGCTGATGCTGGCCACTGAGCTGGCATCGCAGATCACGCTGAACAGCGATGGTCCGAGCAGCCTCCCGTTCGGTGGGCTGACGGGCGTCAATGCGCTGATCGTCAAGTCGGTGGGCGGGAAGATCACTGTCACCATCACGTCCGCTGACGGCGCCACTCAGGCGGTCCCGGTGGACTCTTTCCTTGCGCTGGTCTCCTCCAGCGTAGACATCACGGCCATTGAAGTGGAGCGGGTTCCCGCTGTGCAGACTGTGGTCAAATACTTCCTTGGCCAGAAGGCTTAGGACTTTTTGGAGCAATAACAATGGCAGCTGAGACTCTGAAGAGCGCGCTCAACCGCGCTAACCCCAACACGCTTGCTGACGTGCTCGCCAAGATCGACCTGGGCACCATGCTGGACCCCAAGACGGTCACCGTGGCGCAGACTGCGGCCACCACCATCGTTCTGAACCCGCCGGCTCTGGCAGTCTTCGGCGCTCGCGTGACCGCTGGCGCAGCAGCTGCTGGCCCGCGCCTCATCACCGATGCCGCTGGTTCGGCGTCTGCTACCGTTTGTACCCTGTCGGCTGACGGCGCGACCCTGACCTTTGAGGGCAACGTGACCGGCGCAGTTGTGTCCTACATGCCGCGCCCGGCAGTGGGCATGGCGACTGCTTGGCCGTCCATCTAAGCTCTATCTCGTTTCCGCCCGTGTGCGTTTTGCAGTTCACCGACTAGCGGGACACGGCCCGTTTAGTCATTCCCAGCAGAAGCTCGCACTTCGACCGTCACCACGCTTACGACGGCGGTGAATAGTCGGAAAGGCGAGAGAAGGAGAGCGGTATGCAGGAAGAGAACACCCAGTTGAATCCGGTTGCTGACGCCCCCGTGGCGGAAGTGGCTCCTGTCGTCGAGGCTCCGGCCATCGAGGCAGCAGCGGAACCGGGGCTGCCCACTATCGCGGGTGGCAAGAACGTCATCCTCCCCCAGCACGCCATTGGCAAGCTGAAGGAGGAGCAGCGGCAGCGAGGCAAGCGTGAAGCGGTGTCGGAGCTGGAGGCCAAGTTCAAGGCCGCCGGGTTCTCGGGCATCGATGACGCTATTGCCGCCATGGCAGCAGTCAAGGCCAACTCGGCCAAGCCTGCGCCCGCCAAGGCAGCTCCGGTGCAGAAGGCAGCAGAGCCTGAGTTCTACGCGGATGAAGAAGTGCAGACTGCCGCACAGCCGCAGGCTCAGAATGATGCAGCCAAGCAGATGCAGCGCCTCCAGCGTGAGCGGGAGAAGCTGGCAAAGCAGTTCGCAGCCGAGCAGGCACAGCGCCGTAAGCTCCAGCGTACCCTTGAGGCCAAGGAGGCCGAGTTCGCACTTCGCGAAACGGCAGTCTCCAATGGCGTTAAGGACGTGGACTACGCCCTGCGGCTGATCCAGCGTGAACTGGAAGGTAAGGACGAGAAGGCTCTGGCGTCGTTTGACGAGACCAAGTTTTTTGGCGGTCTCCGTCAGTCGCATCCGTACCTTTTCGGTGAGCTTGTGGTGCCTGCCACCACTGGCACTGGCGTTGGTGCGGCCCCATCCGCTCCCAAGGCTGGCAGCGTGCAGGCGGCTCAGGGCGCAGCCGGCAAGATGGATGCGCGCAACATGAGTCAGGAAGAGTTCCAGAGGCTGATGCGGTCGCGGGGATTCGCCCCGACCATCTAGTGACTGAAAACGCGGTTGGCCGCATGATGCGGGCAACTTGAACGGAGATGACTGATGGCAGATTTTTCCACGATCCTTCAGACGCCCGAGATCCGGGCGCTCGTGCAGGAAAACATCCTTGAGCGTGCGTTCCACGACGCGCTCTTCCCCCGGCTGCTGTTCCGTGGCGAGGCGACCCCCCAGGTGTGGCCTGCCAACATCGGTGACAGCATGGTCTTCACCGGAACGGGCCTTGTTCGCCCCAAGATGAAGCCCCTCCAGCCGGGATCTGATCCGGCTCCGTCGTCCTACCAGGCCGAGCAGTGGACCGCGACGCTTCAGCAGTACGCTGACAGCATCGACACCCACATGCCGACCAGCATCACGGCGATTGCTAACCTGTTCCTGCGTAACGCCCACCAGCTGGGTATGAGCGCCGGTCAGGCCATGAACCGGATCGTCCGTGACCGCATGTACAACGCGGCTGAGTCGGGCTGGACCGTTGCTGATGGCAACCAGGCTGCCGTGACCACGCTGCGCGTGAAGCGCCTCAACGGCTTCACCCGCGCTCGTCGCCCCGACCTGCCGACCGGCAGCGCGGTGCGTTTCGACACCGTTTCGACCAACAACCCGCTGGTCGTGACCATCTTCGACAGCGGCCTCGCAGCCCCCGTCACCCGCGCTGTCATCGGCTTCTCGCCTGACGTTGCTGGCGACGAGGTTGGACCGGGCACCATCACCCTGTCGGGTGGCGCAGTGACCGTTCTGGACCGTGGCTATATCTACAGCGCAGACCGCTCCTACGTCGTGCGCGTCGGTGGCGGCAACAGCGTTGACGACATCGGCTCCAACGACATCCTGAAGCTGTCGGACATCCGCGCTGCGGTTGCTCGCTTCTGGCAGCAGAACGTGCCGGAGCACGCTGACGGTCGCTTCCACTGCCACCTCGACCCGACCTCGCAGGCTCAGGTGTTCGCGGATCAGGAATGGCGCCAGCTGCTCACCTCGCTGCCTGACTACTATATGTACCGTCAGTTTGCGCTGGGCGAGCTGCTCAACACCGTGTTCTTCCGTAACTCGGAGTGCCCGGTTCCCGAGACCGTCGAGGGCGGCGACACCGCCACCTTCACGCAGGACGATCCGTTCGCAGGCGAGCTCTACAACGACGGCACCACTGCCGGCGTCAAGGTTCACCGCGCACTGTTCACGGGCCAGGGCGGTATCTACGAGTACCACCAGGACCTGTCGGGCCTGATGACCGACGCTGGCATCACCGGCAAGGTTGGCGAGCCCCGCGTGACGAACAACAGCATTGAGGTCTTCACCGACCGCATCCAGCTGATCCTCCGTTCGCCGCTGAACCGCCTCCAGGATCTGGTTTCGACCAGCTGGAAGTTCATCGGTGACTGGCCGGTTCGCACCGACGCCACCACGGGTGACGCGGCGCGCTATAAGAGGTTCGTGGTTGTGATGGGCGGCGAATAGCCACTTGATCGGATAGACTGAGAGGCGCCCTGCCTGAACTACAAGCGGGCGCCTCTCAGGTTCATAGGAACACAGATTCGGCCACCCACGATGTGGGTTTATGTGCGGCTCCTTCGGGAGCCACCTTGGCCGAATGCCGGCTTGCTGCTCACCTGTGGTGGGCCTTTGTATGCAGCCGGTTTGTGCCGGGCCTTTGTTGCCTGGCTTTCGGGGCAACTCCTGACGCTGTTGCGTCATGGATCGCCCCACCCTGCGGTGATAGGACTCGCTCGCCTTTATGGCTCGTCGTCCGTCCTATCAGCTTTGTCTGCGGGGCTGGTCTGTTGGGTGCTCTACTACTGTCACGGGGTCAGCTACCCTGGTTAATTGAGCGCCCTTGTTTGACCAGCCCCGCGCCGCTTTTCCCCTGAGAGGGGCTAAGGATTCAGCATGGCACGCAAGCGCAAAGAGGTTGAGCAGGAAGCAGCCGCAGCCGTTGAGGCTGTGGAAGAGCTGGCCGCTCCCGAAGAGGCGCAGCTGGTTGAGGCAGAAGTGCTTCCCGGCAGCGTGGAAGAGCAAGAAGGCGCCCCGGTGGCGCTCCCGGCCAAGTGGGTTGTGGTCGAGGACTGCCGCGTGAGCTTGTTTGGGCAGATCACCACCCTGCCGGCAGGAACCATCGTCTCCTTGGCCTCCTATGGCCATGAGGGCGTGCGTCGTATGCTGGAGCAGGGCGTGTTCTTGGAGCCCGCGATCTAAGCAGAGGTGTGCCGGCTATGGAAGTCTTCTGCGACAACAGCGAGATCTTGACCAAGGCTTGTCGCAGTTGCGACGAAGTTAAGCCGTATAGTTTTTACCATCGGCATAAAGCAAACAAGACTGGGTACGATTCAATTTGTAAGGTATGCAGTAAAGCAAAAACCTATGAGTATCGGAAAAACAACCCAGACGTTCACCGTAGAATAGTGGCGGCATCGCGCGCCAGAAACCCAGAAGCGACAAAGGCGGCGCGTCAAAAATGGCATGACAAAAACCCAGAATACGAGCTAGCGCGCTATAAGCGCCGCAGACAAGATCTGGCGCAGGTGGAAAAAATGCGGGCCGCCAATCAGCGCCGAAAGGCTCGAAATCGGATCGCTACCCCGATTGAAGACACGCTCACTACAGCGCAGACTCTTTGGCTTAGAGCGCAATGCTGCGCCTACTGCATGGCGCCAAGCACCGAGTTAGATCACGTTGTGCCAATTTCAGGCGGCGGCGCAAACAGCATTGACAACATTGTGTCTGCGTGCCGTAGATGCAATGCCCAAAAAGGTGCTAAATCGCTATTGCAGTTCTTGCTTGCACGCAAGCTGGCAAAGCAAGGGGGTGGCGTATGGCGCTAACGCTAGAAGAAAAACAACGCACCCGCTATTTTTTGGGCTACCCGTCGGTCCAGAGCGCGGCTGCTTTGTCCTACGGCATGGTGAAGCCGCTTCAGACGCTGTTCCTGCTTGAATCGGCTATGAACCTGATCCTTCCTGTTGCGGAGGACAAGGTTCGGCAGCTTCTTGGCGTTCTTGACGGCATCGAGTGCCGCTTGATCGACGCGCAGGATCGCTTGGCAGCTAAGAGCGTTGATACGCTGACCATGCGGCCTGATGAGACGGCAGCCTTGGAGGAAGAGTACCGCCGCTGGGCTAACCGGCTGGCCGATGTTCTTGGTGTGCCTCTCTACGGCTACAGCCTCCGCTTTCATCGGCAGGGTGCTGCCTTCGCAGGGTCCATCCCGGTGACGGAGTAACTGCATGAGCGCATGCAGCCCGCCTCGGTATACGACGCTGAACGGGCTGGACCTGTCGCGCACTCTTGCGCGCAGGCTGATCTCTACTGTGGATGGCCTACGGGACCTTGCCACTCGGTTCGGCCTGCGTCCGTATGAGGTCCACATGGTGCGGACCAAGTGGACCGGAGGCGAGCGCGGAGTCGGCCAGGAGTTTGTTGTCTTTGACGAGCCGATCCTACCGACCCCTTTGATTCTTGGGCTGGATGGCGTGACTCGCATCGTGCAGCCTGTGGGATTGGACGAGATCGGTGCTTGCCAAGTCACGGAGATCTCAGGTCGATACGCCGAAGGCTTCCTGACTGGCAACGACTCAGATGGCAACCCGCTGGACCCTGACGTTCAGTATTACTTTGAGGTCGTGTTTCCGACCCCCGGCACAGTCAGCGATGGAGCGCCCCGACGCCGCTTCTACGCATCCAGCGTGCCGACCTATGACGCCAGCGGGTTTCAGTGGCGCGTCACGCTCCAGCGTTCGCATAGCGACCGCCGGAACGATGGGAGCCCGCCCTAATGGCAACTCTTACGGTGCCATTCAACAAGCTGGCGGGCGTCTTTCGGAAGTACGGGGTGTTGACGCGGCGTGAGACCCCTATCGGTTTGACCGAGGTAGTTAATCGGGCAAAAGTCATAGTCACGTCCTCTACTAGGAATGCGCCTCCGGCAAGCCCTAACGGGGGCATCGGCGCCGTCAACTATCTCAACTACCTGAAGGCTTGGCAGGTCAAGCGCGCTACGCTGAACGGCAATAAAGGCGTACTAGTGGGAAACACTAGAGTCTATGCGCCGTACATCGACTACGGACGCAAGCCGGGACGCGCACCTCCGGTTGACGCGATTGCGCTTTGGGCTGTCAAGAAGCTCAATCTGCCCTATGCGGCTGCACGCAAGATCGCCTGGCCAATAGCTAGAGCGATTGCCAAACGCGGACTTCGCCCCAGGGGCGTTCTGCATGGTAAAAACACGACACAAGACTTCCTTGACGCTATGGAAGGCTCCATGGGCAAGGCATTAAGCCGCGCCGCCCAGAAACTGGCGATTCCATGAGCGTATGCTGCCCGACATGCGGTGCTGCCGCTCCTGCCCCGCTTCAGCCTCCGCGCAATAGCGTGCAGCTGAAGCCAGGGGCGCGCCCGCTCTCGACGCTGGTGCGTGACCCGAATACGGCCAACCAGCTGACGGGCTACCGCGAGACGGACACCCATACAGCCATGGCGCGCGGTCTGGCTGAGTACCTCGGCCAGCAGAGCGTCGAGATCGGGGGGCGAAAGCTCCAGCTCACGACCTACACCACTTGGGCCGAGCCTGAGAATCAGGTGTCCTACCCCGCAGCCGCAGTCGGGGGCAATGCCGGCATCTACGAGCGTAGCTTCACGCCCTCCATCGTCCAGACTCTCGACAAGGACATTCGTCTGGTGGCCTTCTCAGAGTTCAGCCAAGAGTTGAACTTGGAGGTCTGGGCTACGGACCCGAAGGAGCGTTCCTACCTTGTGGCCCTGGTGGAAGAGGCGCTCAACCCCGTCGAGTGGATGTACGGGATGAGGCTGATTCTGCCCTTCTATCACTCAGCCACAGCGGTCTACGAGTTGAAGAGCAGTCAGTACACAGACAGCAGCGATGACGCGATGGCTAAGTACCGTCGCGCCACCTTTACCGTGCAGGCAACCACTACGGCTTACCGCACACTTTCATTCCCCACGGCTTATCCTCGCGTCCAGTTAGACGCAATCGGTCAAGGCGTGGTAATCCCTTCCAGCATCTAGGAGGCTTTCGCCATGTCATTTGTTCGCCGCTTCACCAGCCAGCCCAGCGCGGCTGTTATCTCGCAGATCGAAGGCGTAGTCATTGTTGACCTGCCGACACCTGGCCCCATTGAAGGTGTTAGCACCGGCGTTGTCGGTGTGGTTGGCGAGTTCGCAGACATGACTTATGCCGTGTCCGTTGACGGCTCGGGCAACGTCACCACCAAGTGCCAGCCGGTGGAGATCATCTCCGCGACCGACATGGTGAACAAGGTTGGCGGCTGGGATGAGACGCTGGGCGACTTCGGTGGCGATGACGGCAACGGCTACGCCATGGTGGCCAGCAAGCGGTTCTCGCGCCTGATTCTTGCGCCCATCAACTTGGCATCGTCCAAGGGTGTGCGCCTCTACCGCGAGCTGCCGACCAACACCGCAGCAGCTATGCCCATCGTTCCGATGCAGGCTGCATCTGTTGCTGCTGGCACCGAGTTCAAGAGCGGCACGGATCGCGTTCGTCTGGCGAAGGCTGTTTCCTTCTCGGCAGCTGGCCAGATCGCCTTCGGAACCGATGGCTCGCATGGCGTCTATGCCACCACGACCGGCACCTTCACCAGCGCATCCGCCAAGTTCCTGACGGCTGGCGTTCAGGTTGGAGATGCTCTTGTGCTCGGCACCATCGGCGGCTCGGGCAGCCCCGGCACCTATCGCATCGTGGCGGTCAGCTCTGAGACCTCGCTTGATGTTGAGGCGCTGGACGGCTCGGCGCTTTCTTGGGCTTCCACCTCCAGCCTGCCTTGGCGCATTCATCCGGCATCTGCATTCGACACGGGTGCGGCGCACACGTTCTCGCAGGATGCAGGCTATCTGATCCCGGCCCGCAACCTTGTTCAGGCTATTGCTTCCGGCACGGCGCCTTTTGCGCCGGCAGTTGCAGCGGCAGCAGGAACGGCCACGGCATGGAGCCCTCTGAGCGGCCTGCGCATGGCGTTCAACCCGACCAGCGGCTTGAGCTACAGCGCGGTTCAGGCACCGAATGCCGTTACCTCGGGCAGCCTTGAGACGCTCTACGCCTCGGCTATTGACGCCATGCTGGCAGATGCAGCCCCGATGCGCGACGTGTCGGTGATGGTTGCGGCTCGTACCTCGACCGCGATCCGTGGCTACCTCAAGCAGCACGTCCTGTCGGCCTCTTCGCAGGGTCGCGGGCGTATGGCTGTTATCGCTCCCTCGGTTACGACTGTTTCGGAGCCCACGGTTCTGGGCGATGCAGCTCCCGGCGTTGGCGCAACCCGCGACGAGCGCGTGATCTACTGCTGGCCGGCTGTTCGCACTCAGGTGTCCGAGGCATCGGGCTTCAGCATCAAGACCGCAACCGGCGGGTACACCACGGACGGCATTCTGGATCAACGCGCTGACATCTTCATGGCGTCGATCCTTTCCAACCTCGCAGCCGAGCGGAACCCTGGACAGGCAACTGATCCGGTTCCGACCTGCCTTGCGGGGGTTCTGGACTTCCAGCGCGGCAACCTGCCTGCCTTCACCATGACGGACTACATCCTGTTCAAGCAGTACGGCATTGCGGCAATCCGCTTTGACCGCACCGCTGGCAAGGTGTTCCAGTCGGGCATCACCACCTCGCTCACCACCGGTCAGCGGAACATCAACCGCCGCCGGATGGCTGACGAAGTGCAGGACTCGCTGGCCGCGATCTACGAGAAGTTCAGCAAGCTGCCGCTGTCGAACCAACTGAAGGACTCGATTGATGCGGAGACGGTGGCGTACCTTGAGACGCTGCTCTCGCCCAACAACCCTGCGGCCCAGCGCATTGAGGCGTACAGCATCGACTCCAAGTCGGGCAACACGCCGCAGCTGAACGCGCAGGGCATCTATGTGGTTATCGTCAAGGTCCGCATGCTGGCCACGGCTGATGACATCGTCCTCCAGGCCGAGGTTGGCCCGACCGTCACCGTGACGGCAGCCTAAGCCCTGACCGTATCAATCCTCCGCTGATCTTAGAGGCTCACCACGATGGCCAAGTCACTGTTTCGCAACAACTGCCAGTCGCCCATTACGCTGCCGCCGCCGTACACGGGCATCGTTGCGCCTGGCGATGCGGTTGTTCTGAACGACCCGCCGCATGTTGTTATTGCGACACTTGGCATCATCCCTGAGCTGTCGGGATTTGTGAACGTCACACAGGTGCCGGACTCTCAGCCCAGCGATGGCCATGACCGTGCGGAGGCGGCATCGGCCATCGCGGAGTCGCTCTCGGCGCTGACTGGCCCGCTGGACCTCAACGGCCAGCGGATCATCAATGCGGCAGATCCGATTGATCTTCAGGATGTGGCGACCAAGTATTACGTCGACACGCATGGTGGCGGCGGTGGTGGCGGCTCCGGTACGGTCACGCAGGTCAACTCGGGTACGGGTCTGACGGGTGGGCCGATCACCCTGAGCGGAACGCTGGCAGTCGACTTCGGATCGGCGGCAGGGAAGGTCACGGAAGGCAATGATGCGCGTTTGAACCCTGCTCCTGCTACGGCAGGGGCGGTGGTTTACGACACCGGCACGGCCTATTCAGAGACGGCAGCGGGCACGCCTGGGCAGGTCCTGACCGTTGGCGTTGGTGGACTGCCTGAGTGGGATGATGCCTCTAGCACTCCTTCGGGAGCAGCTGGCGGATCGCTTGCGGGAACCTACCCCAATCCGACCATCGCAGCCTCGGCCATCACCAATACTGAGGTTTCGGCCACCGCAGCTATCGCCACCAGCAAGCTCTCGGGGGCGCTGACGGATATCGCCAACAACGGGCTGACTGCCTTTGTTGACGCTGCGACGCAGGTTGCCCAGACCTACTATGTGGCTGTCGACGGTAACGACACCACGGGCAACGGCTCGATCTCTGCCCCTTACGCCACCATCCAGAAGGCCCACGATACGGCTGCGCTTGCCTATACGGGCGGCGAGATGGTGATGATTGATGTTGGTCCCGGCTCCTTCACGGGCAACATCAGCCTCACGCGCTATAACACGCTGGTTCGCGGCTCTGGGCACCGTGCGGAGATGCAGTGCACTCGCATCAATGGTGCGATTACCGTTAACCCGTCTACGGCCACCCAGAAGTACAACCAGCTTGTTGGCTTGGCTGGCTGCTTTGTGCAGTCGACCACGACTTCCCCTGCGGTCAAGATCACTGGTTCGGGGCTGTTCTCGACCATCTTCAATGACTGCTACCTGACGACTGCCAACGCTGCGGCTACTGCAAACGCATTGGCATGCGATGCCACCGACGTTCAGCGCCCCCGCATCACCGTTAACGACAGCATTCTGACGGTTCAGACTGCCGGTCCTAACATTGTTCAGCTGGATCGCGGCGATGTTCGGATGACGAACACGCAGATCACGCAGGGCTCTAGCGTTCCCACGGGAAGCGCCGGAACGGGTGTCGTGGTGGCAAACAACGCCACCCTCTGGCTGGATCATGGCCTGGTCGAGACGCAGACGACAGGCCCAGGCATTAGCGTTACCGGCGCCAGCACGGGTGCCAAGCTGACGCTGACCTACAGCGGCATCACCACCAACTACTCGGGCGCGGCAGACACTTCGCACGGCATCTCCGTCACCAACTCGACGGGTGTGGCGGCTGTCGTTATTGCCACCACCTTCTCGGTTGCAGATACGTCCGCAGCGGTCTACGCCATCAACGGCAGCGCCCCTGCGATTGTGGTTTACGGCGTGCTGACCTTTACGCCAGGAACCAACTCGACGTTTGCCTCGGCGCTGACGCTGACGCCGATGACTGAGAAGCTGGGCGCTGTGAATCTGCCCATGCTGACGGCATCGCTGCCTCTTCAGCTTGACGCATCCAAGAACGTGACGGCTGCCGCCCTCGCGCTTTCGGGCGCACAGGTCACGGGAACCCTGCCGGTGGGCAAGGGCGGCACTGGCATCGCCACGACGCCTCCTGCTGGCTCTGTGGCCTATGGAAACGGCTCGACGCAGGCGTATACGGCAGTGGGCACCTCGGGACAGCCGCTGATCTCAGCTGGCGCAGGAACGCCCGCCTTCGGTGCGCTGGATCTCGCAGGTGCAGGTGTGACCGGAACGCTGCCGGCAGGCAATCAGGCCGCGCAGACGATGGGTGGCGACGTTTCCGGCACCACGGCAGCAGCAACGGTTGCCAAGATTCAGGGCCGTGCAGTCGACGCAACCGCACCTACGGCTGGGCAGGTCTATGCGTGGTCGGGCTCTGCTTGGGCTCCCGCTACGATTAGCTCTGGCGGCGGCGGTGGCGGTGGCGGCGGACTCGTCTACTACATGAACTACACGACTGCTGGCGCGGCTCCGCTGCCGGCAGTTGGCGACAAGCAGCTTGATCTGACCTTCAATACGGGCGCGCAGGTCAATACAGGCGCTGTTACGGCACCGCAGAGCACCTACGCTACGCTGGCAGAGTTCGTCACTGATCTGAATCTGCCTGGCGCAACGACCATTCCTCCCGGCAACTGGGACATCGCTGCCTATCTGACGAGCAGCGGTCCCAACAGCACCTACTTCCGCGCTCGCGTGTTCAAGTGGGACGGAACCACGCTGTCGGAGCTTTCCTCGTCTCCGTCGGACGATGTGGACATCAGCACCGCCAGCGCATTCCCTGAGCTGTTCACGGCATCTGTCTACATCCAGCAGGCCGTGCTGACTGCGACTGACCGCATCGTGATCCGCTTGGAGATCACGCGCACCACGGTCGGAAGCCGCACGGTTACTGGCTACTTCAACGGCAACACCCCGTCGCATATCCACAGCACCCTTGGCGCTCCTGGTGGCACGGGTCTGGTGAAGGTTGTTGATGGCGTGGTGCAGGCGCCTGCCTCGCTGATCGTCAATGCCGATGTGGCCTCCAACGCAGCCATCGCAGTCAGCAAGCTGGCAGGCGGCACCACCTCGACTGTTCTGCATGGTGGCGCGACTCCCTCCTTCGGAGCGGTTGCACTTGGGTCGGATGTCAGCGGTCAGCTTCCTGTTGGCAACGGCGGCACCGGACTGAGCAGCGGCACCTCTGGCGGGCTGCCCTACTTCAACAGCAGCAGCACCATGGCATCGTCGGCGGCGCTGACGGCTAATGCGCTGATGCTGGGTGGCGGTGCTGGAAGCGCCCCCTCTACGCTGGGATCGCTTGGCACCAGCTCGACGGTGCTGCACGGCAACGCCTCGGGCGCTCCTACCTTCGGGGCTGTCGCACTCGGCTCGGATGTTAGTGGCTCGCTGCCCATCGCTAACGGCGGCACCAATGCCACGGCAACCCCCACGGCTGGCGCGGTGGCCTACGGCACGGGAACGGCTTATGCCTTCTCGGCAGCAGGCACCTCGGGCTACATCCTGACCAGCGGCGGTGTGGGCGCTCCTGTTTGGAAGCAGCTGCTGCCTATTACCAACGGCGGCACCAACGGGACTGCGGTTCCGACGGCCAATGGCGTGGCTTATGGCGACGGCAGCAAGTACGTCTTCACGGCAGCAGGCACGCTTGATCAGGTTCTGAAGGTTGGCTCAAGCGGCGCTCCTGAATGGGGCACCAATACGGCATCTCCTACCGGAGCAGCTGGTGGCGACCTGAGCGGCAACTTCCCCAACCCCACCGTGAGCAAGATCAACGGATCGACGGTTCCGGCTGGCGGCGCACTGACCACAGGCAACACGCTGTATGTTTCGGGCGCAGGCGCTCTTTCGTATGGCGCAGTCAACCTGGCGGGCGGCTCCAACTACGTCAGCGGTATTCTGCCGATTGCTAATGGCGGCACGGGCATCAGCACGACGCCCACAGGTGGGCAGGTGTTCTATGGCACCTCCAGCGGCACCTATGCGCTGCTTGCCAACGGAACCGCCGGCCAGATCCTGAGAAGCGCAGGCGGCACTGCGGCGCCTAGCTGGTCGACCTCCATTGGGTCCGCTGGCGTTGATGTTACGACGGCTGGCCGCGATGTTGTTACGCCGACCACTGGCTATACGCCCGTTGCGCTGACCCCGATCCCTGTCACGCAGTCGGCTATTCTGTTCTCTGGTTTGACCGGCAACGTCGACATGACAACGACGTGCCCGACGTTTAACATCACGGGGATCTCTGCTGGAACGCGCCTTACGATCATCAACACCTCCGCGACCTACACGGTCACGCTTGGTGACGACACCACCTATGCGGGCACCAAGGTTCAGCTGGGTGGCGTCAGCCAGCGTATTCTCGGTGCCTATACGGCAGTCTCGTTCACTTACGACGGCACGTACTGGGTTGAGAGCGCCATTGGTGGTTCGGGTTCTGTTCAGTCCGTCTCGGCCTCGTCTCCGCTGGCTTCTTCGGGTGGCGGATCGCCCAACATCTCGCTGACGGGCACTGTGGCTGTTGGTAACGGCGGCACGGGCGCCACCAGCCTGACTGCAAACGCAGTCCTGCTCGGCAACGCAACCAGCGCAGTTCAGACGGTTGCCCCCAGCACTGCTGGCAACATCCTGACCAGCAACGGGATGACTTGGGCCAGCTCGCCTCGCGCATCCATCCCTTACGATGTGGCTGGCATGGTGGCAGCAAAGCCGGATGCAGGCGCCACGGTGTTCTACTTCAAGGCGACTCGGGCATTCACGCTGTCCTCAACCAGCACTGATCACGTCTTCACTGCCAACACGGCGGCAACCGGGTCCTCCGTGTTCACGGTCTACCGCAACGCAGGCCAGGTACTGACTGCAACCTTCGCAGCCTCGGGAACGGTGGCAACGATCAGCGCAGTCGCCAATGCCAGCGTGTCGGTGGGAGACATCCTCAAGGTAGTGGCACCGGCATCGCAGGATGCAACGCTGGCCGACATCTATTGGACCCTTAGCGGCTCCGTGGCATAAGGCGGGTGAGTATATGTAGCGGCTGGGCACGGTGCGTCCGCACACCGTGGCGTGCCTAGCACTAAGAGGCGCGCTTGAAGACGCTCATTCGCAATAACACACAAAGCCCTGTCACCCTGCCGTTACCCTATACGGGAATCCTATCGGCAGGCGAGGGCGTGGTGGTGGACGAGTCCACCAATGACGTTGTAGCTGCACTTTTCGACGGCGATAAGGGGCCACTTACTAACATCTATGCTGTTTCTCAGGTGGCGGACGGTGCCAAGGTTGGCCACCACACGCGGGCTGTCGCGGCTAGAAAGATCGGGCAGGCGCTAGCTCGATCCACCGCAGATATTGAGGTGAATGGCGTCCGTATTCGCCGCATAGCACCTCCTGCGGCTGACACGGATGCCGCCACCAAGGGCTATGTCGATGTAACGGACCTGACCCTTCGCGCACTCATTGACGCCATCCCCAAGCACTACACAGGGGAACGGTACTTTGAGCTTGGCGATGTCTCCACAGGGATCTGGTACGTCACGGTGCAGGCCAATGCTTCCTCTCCCGTTCAGCTCGACCAGCTTGCGGTCGTCAAGGCCGCGTCCTCAGTTGCTGGCCAGCTTGGCACCTTCGCTGTGAATCTGTCCATCCCCTCCGGGGTGGCTATTCAGTCCATCACGCTCTTTACCTACACCAAGCGTGAAACTCAGCCTCGGATTGTCCTGACGATGGATAACCCACAAGGGGCCAAGCATGCCCACCAATTTGTTCGGCCCAGCGTCTTGCAGTTTCCGCCAACAAACTCGCCTACGGATACGGTCACGGTGTCCGTCGCAGACTCTTCTGGAGCCGTTCCAACGACCTACGGCGTGGTTGGGCAGCTGGACCCGACGGCGACGTACCCGAAGATCCGCATCGTGGCGACCGGATTTTTCTCGGCAGAATCAAACTCAGTAAGTGACCGCCGGTTCAACAAGGCGCAATCGCTGATGGTGCAGTTCTAGGCAGGAGCAGTCGATGGACCGGCCCGTGATCCTCGGTTTTGTGCCAACAGCGGTGACTTCTGTTGCGAGTGGAACATGGACGGTCACGGCCAGCGTGGATGATCCATTGGAGGCCAACGACGGCTGGATGGTGGCTCGGGGAGATGTGATCTTCCTCGACCATAGACTAAGCCCTAGCGCCCCAGGGACCGTCAGCCGGTACATTGTTACTGGGATGCTTTCCGCTTCCAGCCGGCAAGTCTCTGTTGAGCTGGAGTGGAGCAGCGCGTCGGCACCTGTATCTCCCACTGAATGCATGGGCGCTCGGGGCTATCTGGCGCAGCCCCTAGATGTGGCCGGCACGGTCAAGCACCCTACCCAGCAGACCATCCTGATCGAGCAGGAGGTCATTGACCTCGCGCAGCAGGCCGAGGTGTTCTCTATCGGAGATGGTGGGGGCGGTTCCGCTACCGACACGGAGCAGACCTTTGTCACGGATGAGGTGCTGACTCCTCGGATGCTTGTGCATGTCCTGCCCAACGGAAAGGCTGTGAAGGCCACTCCGCAGGACTCTTCTCGCATGCCTGCGCTCGGCATCGTGCTGGCCTACAACAACGGGACCGTGCGAGTTCGCACTGGCGGTATCGTGGCAAGTGCTGCAACCGGCTTGATTCCAGGCGCTCCCGTGTTTGTTGGTGACGCTGGCTTGCCTGTAACCGACCCTGCGGGCATAACCCTCCCAGCAGCTTTTCAGATTCTGGGAGTCGCCTTGAATAGCTCGGACATATCGCTGTCGATCACAGGGCAGATGGTCAAACGGGCTTAAATTCTAGTGTTTTTGAGCGTCGATTAGGCGCTACAGAAAACCCATGGTAACTTTGACTGGCTCGCTGGGATTCCGCCCCCGGCAAGCCGAAGGAGGGCGGACAGTGGGCGCAGCGCCGAAGACACGCAGGACTCGCAAGACCTCACCGGAGCCGGTAGAGGTTGTGCCTGTTGTTGAAGCCGCAGAGGCGTCTGTGCCTCCCGCACCTCCTACTCATGTGAAGTTGCACGACCTATGGGAGATGCGTCTGGCGCAGCAGGAAAAGAGAGCAGCAGAAGCCGAGGCAGAAGTCGCCCGCATCAGCAAGCTCTATGTCCTGCAAGCCATCGACCCCAAGGGTCGTGTGGTGGCCTTGGAAAACAAGCAGTCGACTGCGAAGGCTCTGGCCGAAAAGGCAGAGACGCGGGCGCTGCTGGCAAAGAAGCGGATTGAAGGCACGCTGGGCCGTTCGATGGCTGGCGTGGCGATTGATCCAGACACCGGCGAGATCGCCATTCAGGAGTAGACCGTGGCACGCACACTGATCTGGAACACCAGCGCAACTGCACAGACCCTGCCGGCAAGCTACGGCGGCGGCGCCGTGCAGCCCGGTTATGGCTGGATCGTCGCGGACGAGTCCTCTGTGGTGGTTGCTGCCCTTGGCGGCTTTGATGTCATGGACGGCAAGTGGTCCGTGGCCGCGATCTCGACGGATGAGGCGCTCGGCACCGTGGACATGAACGCAGCTGGCGTTGCGCTTGTTGCGGACGTGGCAGCAGCTCTTGGCGGTGGAGGAGGCGGCGGTGGCGGGCCTGTTTCTTGGGCAGCCGTCACGGGCAAGCCGACCTTTGCCACTGTTGCGACCTCGGGCAGCTATGCAGACCTGAGCAACAAGCCTTCAATTCCGGTTGTGCCGGTTCTGGCAGATGTTGCGACCTCTGGTGACTATGCCGACCTGATCGGCAAGCCCTCCATTCCGGCAGCAGGCAACACGGCAGCTACGGACATCAGCTCCTCGGCAGCGGCAGGCGTTCAGTCTGCTTACGCTCGCGTCGATCACCAGCACGCACACGGCAGCCAGGCTGGCGGCACCCTGCACAGCGCAGCCACCACGATGGCGGCTGGCTTCATGTCGGCTGCGGACAAGAGCAAGCTCGACGGGCTGGCAACTGTTGCCACCTCGGGCGCTTATGCAGACCTGAGCGGAACGCCTTCGCTGTTCTCGGGCGCCTACGCTGATCTGAGCGGAAAGCCTTCGCTGTTCAGCGGGAGCTATACCGACCTGACGAATAAGCCGACCCTGTTCTCAGGCTCCTACAGCGATCTGACCAACAAGCCGACGTTTGCAGCGGTTGCGACCTCGGGAGCTTATTCGGACCTGAGCGGCAAGCCGACTCTGGCAGCAGTTGCTACGACCGGCTCTTACGCATCGCTGACTGGCGCTCCTGCGCTGGCAACGGTTGCGACGTCAGGTTCGTATACAGACCTCACCAGCAAGCCCTCGCTGTTCTCGGGTGCCTATGCAGATCTGACTGGGAAGCCCACGCTGGCAACGGTTGCGACCTCGGGAAGCTACACGGACCTGACGAGCAAGCCCTCGCTCGCCACCGTGGCAACCAGCGGCTCGTACAACGATCTGCGCGATCTTCCGCTGCTTTCGTTCTCGACCTTCAGCGGCAGCTATACGGATCTGACCAACCAGCCGACCCTGTTTGATGGCACCTACGCATCGCTCACGGGCAAGCCGACTCTGGCGACTGTTGCAACTTCAGGCTCTTATGCAGACCTGAGCAACAAGCCGACCAAGGCTTATGATATCGCCTCGTTTGCTTCTGGCGCGCTGGCACTCAACGCGACCACCATGAAGTTCTACGCCCCGAAGGCGCTGACCCTGACGGCGCTGAACCAGGGCGGCGGGGCCACGGTCAAGATCCAGGTGGCTGGGGCTGACATCACCTACCCGAAGAGCGTGACTGCTGGACAGGTCATCAGTGCGGTTGTGACTGGCGCAGGCACCGATAACTACTTCACGATTTCCGCCGTGGAGGCGTAATGCCGCTTGTATTCGTTCAGAGGTACGCTCCCGCAGCTATTGCCGCAGGGACCTCTACCCAAGCTGTGACGGGAACCCTGACGCTGGGCAACCCGACGTACATCGAGGTCGACCCCTCCGTCTTTACGGTGGCCGGGGTCTACACGATCTTTACCTATGGGTCATTGGTGGGCAGTGCCAGCTATCTGCAAGCTGATCTGACCGGGACTGCGTTCTCGTCGGCTGTCTTTGCTGACACGGGAACCTCCATCACCATGACGTTGAGCTAAGGGAGACTCCGCGATGGCCGCCTATTACTTTGATCTCAACGGTGCTACGGCTGGATTCGGTACGCTGACCGGAAACTGGGATAACGGCACCACGGCAGACTGGTCGACCTCTTCCGCAGGTACGTCAGCAACCGCCGCTGTGACGTTCACCAATGCCGATACAGCCAACTTCGGCTTTGCCGGCACAACGGCCACCGCTGGAACTGCCACGATCACTACCGGCAACATCATTACGGTCAACCAGCTTGTTACTGCTAACCTTGCGGGCGGCGCGCAGACAATTGCAGCGGCAGGCACAGGTGCGCTGACTCTTGCAGGGACGACTCCAACGATCAATGTCGGTTCGGCTGGCGGCTTGACGATCAGTGCGCCTATTTCTGGCACTTCAGGCTTCACGAAGGCGGGTACAGGTCAGCTCAATCTCCCTACTGCATCGACGGGGCTGTCGGGAACGGTGACAATCTCTGACGGGCAGGTGGTGTTCGGAAACAGCACGAACACGGTCACGTCAAATATCTTCCCCAATGCGTCAGTCAGCATCGCGTCTGGCAAGACGCTGTACCTGCTTGGCAACGCCGCCTACACCAACACCACCGTCTTCTCGGGTCTGGGCAAGATTCAGATGGCGAGCGGTGGTCTGGGCGGTGCGGGTATCAACTTCGGCCCCGGAACGCTCAGTGGAATGACGGGAACGACTGCGCCGTCGGGAGCCGCAGGAAGCACGCTTGGAACGGCTGGTCTGGAGGTCTACTCGACCAACAGCCCCCCCATCTATAACAATCCGATTGTCACGTTGCAGGATATGCCTTCAACGCTGAACTTTATATCGAATCAAACTGCGGCCACGGCGCTCAGCATCACGGCGTACTACACAGGAACGCCTCCAGTCGGCGGCTATCCGACGAAAATCTATCCCGTCGTCACCGGCAACGGGTTTGTTGCATCACTTACGACACGCTTCTACGCAAACCAATCTCTTGCAAACGGCGCACTGGTTTTGACTGGGGGCATCCAGCGCACAACGGATAACACCGGCACGTTCAACCTGTATCTACAGGGTACGAACACGCTCAACAACACGATCAGCGGAAACATCATCGATCCCGGCACGACCTATGCGCTGGCTATTACTAAAGCTGATGGAGGCAAATGGGTTTTTTCCGGCACCAACACCTATACCGGCAACACTCGGACCTCCGCTGGCGAACTGTCGATTACCAACTCGCTCGCGCTACAGAACAGCCCGCTTGACCTGAATACCGCAGATACGGGAACGCTGACATTCTCGGGTGCGGCAGCTACGGCTGCGACGATTGGTGGCTTTACCACTAGCGGGACGGCTAAAGACTTCGCTATCCCTGCTGGGTTGGCGCTGACACTGAAGCCTGTCACGGGTACATCGTTTACTTACGCAGGTGTCCTATCTTCGGGCGCAGGCGCGACCTTTACCAAGGACGGCCCTGGTACTCAAATCCTGACTGGCACCAATACGGTCACCGGAACGGTCACTGTTACTGGCGGCACGCTGACTGCTGGTGCCAACGGCACTACGGGTAACTTTGGCGCAGCAGCCAACAACATCGTTGTGGGCACGGGCGCTACCGCCTCAGTAAACCGCTCCAATGCCTATCAGATCGACGGTTCGATCACGGGGGCTGGTACCTTTAGCACGGTTACTGGCGCAGGCACGCTGACGCTGACCAACAGCATCATCTCCGTTTCGACCTTGACTCATTCAGCGGGAACGGTGGTGTTCCCTACGGCTGGGCAAACGGTTTCCTCGGCTATCGGCGGGGCGGGCGCGATTACGATTAGCGCGCCTGGTACGGTGACGTTCTCTGGGGCCGGTGCAAACACGGGCGCGTGGGCTGTTAATGCAGGCGCCACACTGAACGTCACGGCAGCTCAGTTGGGGGCCACGGGCGCGATTACGGTAGCAAGTGGCGCAACGCTTACTACCAGCGCAAATGTCTCTAAGCCGATCACGGTTAGTGCGGGTGGTACGGCCACGATTACTGGAGATACGGGGGCGCTTGGTGCGTACGGAACAGTTGTTCTGAATAACGGAACGACGCCTGGCTCAGGCAGCGTGTTTGGCTCTGCCGGAAACACTGCTCTGCTGACGGTTGCTGGAACGCGGAACCTCTCCAGCTCTGGTTCTAACGCAGCGCTTGAGTTCAACCTCACAACCGGCAAAATGGCTATCTACCAAACAGGCGGAACCATTACCAATACCGGCACTAACACCGCCGTTTTGGGTTTTGGCCGTAATGCCGCGCCATACTCATCTACTGCGTATACCTACTATAGAGGTACCGGCGGAACCATCAATGCCTCTCGTTATCTTCTTGCGGGCTGGCTAAACAATGATGTGGCAGGCGCCTCCGATGTGGTTTTGGACTTCGCTGGTGTAACAGCTACTACTCCGTTTACATGCTACTTTGGCATGAATAACTGTACCGTAAACGTAACAGCAGGGTCATTTGCCTCATCTGGAACGGGCGGTTTTGTTATTGGTGGACCGGCTGCGGCTGCCAATACTGAGCGTATCTTTACAATTGATGCGTCAGCGTCTCCTGCATCAGTTAGCGTAACGAATACCGCTGCGGCCTCCGGTATTAACGCAAATACTGGAAACGACTATATTAATCTTGTGCAAGACGGTGCATTCAGCGTTGCTGGTTTAGTGTTTCCTAACACCTCAACCAAATACTTTAATATTTGGGGTGGAAAGCTAACCACGACAGGTACAATTGCGGCTAGTGCTGCTGGTACTATGTCATTTCGATTGTTCAACCGGCCTGGCTATGCAAACCGCTTGTCAGCATCTACGACCACGACCGGCATTATTGACCAACCCATCACAGAGGCTACTGGTTACGGCATTTCCAGCCTTGCGTACACACAGGGGGCGGGATACATCGGGCCGCCGTTCATCAAGATCAGCGGAGGCTCGGGAACTGGTGCGTCGGCTCGTGCGGTTTGGTCTGCGGACGGAACGATCAGCTCTATCATCGTAACCAGCCCTGGCTCTGGCTATCTGGCAGGAGACACAGTTACATTTACGGCAACAAACGGATTGCCGGTCTCTGGCGGAACCGCAATCGTTCCCGGCACCGTGACGCTCGCGGCCAACACGGTCGGCGTAGGCTTCACCAAGGATGACTCGGGTACCCTCACACTCACTGGAACCAACACCTATACCGGAACGACTTCGGTTTCTGCCGGCACGCTCCGTATCGGCAACGCTGGCGCAGCTGGTACGCTTGGTAACAGCGATGCGGGCGCGGCGGCGATCTCATCCGGCGCAACCCTCGCATTCAATCGAAACGATGCGCGCACCTACTCGGGGACCATCTCAGGGGCAGGCACCATCAACGTAACGGGTGGCGCACGGGCAACGGTGTCAGGCACCAACACCTTCACCAGCGCAGCAGCAGCTATCGCCCTTTCGACCACAGGCAGCATTCTGCGCCTGACCAACAGCGACTCCATCGGCCAAGGAACCTCTTTCGGCATCACGGTCCCAACAGGTACGGCACTGGAGCTGGACGGCACATCAGGAAACCTCACGGGGCTTCCGGCCAAGGCGCTGTCGCTGTCTGGCGCTGGCGTTAGCTCGACTGGCGCGCTGCGTAACATCGCAGGCAACAACACCTACTCTGGCGCTGTGGCCCTTGCAGCTACCACCACTATCGGGTCGGACTCCGGAACGCTGTCTCTGACCAGCGCATCCGCCATTACGGGTACGTTTGCGCTGTCTTTTGTTGGCGCTGGCGATGTTGATGTCTCTCAGGCAATCAACATCTCTACCGGCACCGTCACCAAGACGACTGGCGCAGGCGCAGCCATCCTGCGTGGCACCTCGTCCTATACGGGCGCCACCACGGCAACGACCGGATACCTTGGATACACGGGCAACATCGCGGCCTCGACGAACGGAAACTTCGGCAACTCCGCCGCAGGCGTCAACATTGCAGAGAGCGCGGGCCTTCGGTACTACGGCAGCGGCACCTCCACATTCTCGCGTGGCAGCGTCTTCAACGGAGCGACCGTAGGCGCTACCTACAAGCTGGAGTCGAACGGCTCAGGTTCGGTGACGCACTCGGTTGCTCCGTCCTTTCAGAGCGCCAACGTCGCCAAGACCCTTCAGCTTGGCGGTACGGGTACGGCGTCCAACACCATCAGCTACGTTCTTGCCAACAACGGAACGGGCGCGGTCACGCTCACCAAGGCTGACGCCGGCAAGTGGGTACTCACCAACACCAGCAACTCCTACACGGGCAGCACCACGGTTACGGGCGGCACCCTTGTCCTGTCTGTTGCGACTTGGGCTGCAAATGCCAAGGTGACTGGCACCGGCAGCGTGTCGGTTAGCGCCGGGGCCAAGATCCAGACGCTCGCGGGTTCTGGTGGCTCTGCCCAGCTTGGCCGGCACACCTATCCCTCTCTCACCTTCGCGGCTAACAGCCGCATCCGCATCGGAGGCTAATCCCATGGCACTTCAGGTTTCGCTCACCATCCCACCCAACCGCCTCCCGGAATCTCCGGATGAGGTTGCGCTTCCCGATGTGGTTTACCCGGAAGCCTATGCGCGCATCCTGTACATCCGCGTCGACACGCAGACCGCATATCCGCTGGTGGCTTGGTACGAGGACGCAGCGGCTCGGGAGCGCGGCGATGCGCCGGTCAAGCTCTTTGAGTACGGAACCGCTACCGCATCGCTGACGGGAGACATCTACCCCGCAGCCTACGCATGGCTCAAGACTTTGCCCGAGTTCTCGGGCGCAACTGACTGCTAATCCGCAAGCAGAAAAGACCGACTGGCATTGGGTCAGTCATCTGGGGTGCATGGGGCACCCCGCAAGGAGTGGCAAGTGGCAAATGCAAAGAAGTTCCTCTGGCTGGACGCTGATGGTCAGCTGCGCGAGCAGACGACCGCAGAGACCATCCAGGTGGCAGACGGCGTGGCATCCGCCGACGCAGTCAACAAGGGGCAGCTGGACGGCGCTGTTGGCGGTCTGACCGACCTGATCAACGCTGAAGCAGCACGCGCAACGCAGGCCGAGGCGGCTCTGGGCGACAGCCTGACCGCTGAGACTGCGGCTCGCGTTGCGGCTGATGCAGCGATCAGCGCATCGCTGACGGCAGAGACCAACGCACGCACCGCAGCTGACACGGCTCTCGGTGGGCGTATCGACACCGAGATCAGCGAGCGCCAGGCCGCGATCTCGACCGAGCAGGCTGCTCGTATCGCAGGTGATGCGGCTCTCCGCAGCGACCTCGATGCAGAGATCGCCCGCGCAATCGCAGCAGAAGGCTCTGAGGCCACTGCTCGGCAGAACGCCGATGCAGCCCTCCAGGCGTCGATTGATGCACTCCAGAACGCCAGCAACGCGGCGCTCCAGAGCGCAATCAACAGCCTGACGGCGGGCCTGTCCGCTGAAGAGGCCGCACGCATCGCTGCTGACGACGCCCTGACGGCATCGCTCAACGCAGAGATCGCACGCGCCACGGCAGCAGAAGGTGCCGAGCAGGCTGCACGCATCGCCGCGATCAACGCAGCGAACGCAGCCATCAGCGCAGAGCAGGCACGGGCAGAGGCGGCAGAGGCCAAGCTGACCAGCGATCTGGCAGCAGAGGCAGCAACCGCACGCGCTGCTGAGTCGGCAAACGCCGCTGCAATCGCAGCCGAGCAGAGCCGCGCACAGTCCGCAGAGTCGCAGCTCACCAGCGACCTGACGGCAGAGATCACCCGCGCAGAGGCAGCAGAGGCTGCAATCGCGGCTGACCTCGCCAGCGAGATCGCACGCGCAACGGCATCCGAGGCCGCCAAGCTCCAGGAGGCCAAGGACTACGCTGACGCTCGCGTTCAGGGCCTGTCCTTCAAGACCTCGGTTGACTACGCCTTCAACCGCGTCCAGGGCGCACAGACCCTGCCGGCTGATGCAGTTGCATTCTCGGCAGCTCAGGGTCTGAGCGCAGGCGACCGCGTCCTGGTCTACGGCGCGGCTCACGTTGACTGCGGCATCTACGTTGTTCAGGCTGGTGGCGCGTTTGCTCGCGCTGCTGACATGGCAGCGGCGGCTGACGCGGCTGGCGCTTACGTCTACGTCGAGAGCGCCTCGGCTGCTGGCGCAGCCCCCGGCACCTCGTTCGTTTGCGCGAACGCAGGCACCGCAGCGGTTGGCTCGGCAGCTCTGGAGTTCGTGATCTTCAGCCGCGCCGAGAACCTCTCGTTCGGCGCAGGCGTGCAGAAGGTCGGCACCGCTGTCTCCGCGAAGGTTGTGGCTTCCAAGCCCGTCTTCGTTGATGGCGACTCGATCAGCTTCCGCATCGACTCCACCGACCTGTCCATCGCGGCAGGCGGCGAGCTGAAGGTTGACGGCGCCCTCGTTGGTGGCCAGTTCGTGGACGCGGGCGACAAGCACGCGCACTCCTCGCTGGCAGAGACCATGGCATCGGCAGCAACCGTCGGCGTGTTCGTTGACTCCGCTGGCGCAGCCGCAACCTGGGACGCCGCTGGCGCCTTCGGCTGCGTTGATGCCAAGAACGGTGGCGATGCTCGCGTTGTGATGGCCGGCCTGTCGAACGTGGCCTCGGGCGCGCTGAACGCCTTCGCTGATGACGAGCGCGTGTACCTCGGCAGCGCCGCTGGCGTGTTTGCCAAGTACGCAGACGTCCCGAGCGGCAAGTGGGCCGTTCCGGTCGGCTTCAAGCACGGCAGCAAGCTCAAGGTCCACATGCTGCCTGCCGCAATGAAGGCGTAATACAGCCTTCTGCAAGGGTTGCCTGAACACCCTAGACGGCAGCGGAACCGGCTAGAAGGAGCAGGCAGGGAGGGTCACTCGGGACGCCGGGTGGCCCTCCTTCTTTTGGTTTATCTTCCCTTTCGCGCAAGAATGCTGCGCGAACACTCGTTGGAGGACTCTATGGCACGACTCACACTCAAGCTGACTACCCTGCCCTCAGTGCTGGGCATCTATGGCGCTCAGAAGGACATGCTGCCCATGCGAATGGCCCGACTGCACCCAGATGCAGCCGCAGCCTTCCATGCAGCCGAGACAGCCCTTGGACAGCGCATCCGTGTTAGCGACATGTTCCGCACCGCCGAGCAGTCCTTGCAGGCCATGCAAGAGAAGAGTGGCGTCCAGCCTCCCGGATTCAGCCTCCACAACTACGGCATTGCCATAGATGTCGCTGTGGATGCCATGCTCCCCGCCTTCCGAGGTGACAAGATCACCCTGGATGCCTTCATGCGAGGGTTTGGCTGGTACTGCCACAGGAAGGACAACAAGCGCGGGAGCGAGGACTGGCACTACAACTACCTTGGCTCCGAAGGGCCAGCACTCATCGCTCAGTACAGCCCCAAGAGCTCCAACACCAGCGCAGCCGCTGATGCTCGCATCCAAGCCCTCTATGGCCCAGAGCTAAAGCTGGATGAGAAGGAAGTCCAAGAGTGCCTGGCCTTCCTCAAACTCTACTCAGGCGAGATAGATGGCAAGATCGGCCCTCGCTCCCAGCAGTCCATCATGGCCTTCCAGAGGGCATGGAAGCTGCCTGCCACAGGAGAGGTGGACCCGAAGACAGAGAGAACTCTGGCCTATGTCGCTTCTTCTATTGCGCCTGAAATGGGCGCGTAGCGCAATAGCGTCTTCTGGCTGCAAGTGCAGGCGGGAATGTGTTACAAGTTGAGCTATGGCCCAACTCAAATTCTACAAGCGCGTAAAGGCGCCGCCGGAATACCCCGGCAAGACTTACAACAACGGCAACTGCCTTCTGCACCATCTGGTGTGGTGGCAGAACACAGGTGACCTGGTGCCCGTCGGGTTCGTGCTGCATCACAAGAATGAGGACAAGTTCGATAATCGGTTTGAGAACCTTGAGCTGTTGTCCAACACGGCGCACTGCCAAAAGCATGGCGAGGCACGGCATGCAGACTTACTTTTACGCTGCCCTGTGTGCGCCAAAGAGTTCACATGCCCTGCCAGCAAAGCGAGAATGCGGCAAAAAAGAAACGCTGACGGGAATTTGTGCTGCTCAAGGCAGTGCGGCATTCGCCATCGGTACGCACGCGGGATCGGACCCCAGCAAGGCGCTTTAGACTTGACTCACGGGTCTGCTGTGGCGTATTCCTACCACAAGTGCAGGTGCGCTGAATGCAAGGCGGGTCACGCGCAGCGGCACAAAGAATATCGAGAGAAAAACAAGGGGCGCAGGTGTTAAAAGTTTGCATGCGGGCTTTGCAAGCCTGAGGACAGGGGGCAGTACCCTGGCGCTCCACCAATAGAGTAAAGAGGCTACACGCTAACCCCGTGTAGCCTCTTAATCTTTTTGGCACTAGGATGCGCCCATGCGATGCGCTGCGTGCCATAAGACCGAGACGATCATCTGGGCTCACAACGGGGGCGTGGACACGCACCGTTGGGATGAGGTGGATGAGCGTGACTGCCTTTGCCAGCCCAAGCCGGTGTGCGCCTCATGTGATGCGCCGCTGCTGAAGGAGCATGGCTTCATCGTGCTGGATGCCGTGTGCTTCGGCCACGAGACCAGCACCATTCAGTAGGAGTGCAAAGTGCCGTTAAAGTCGAAGGCCCAGATGAGATTTCTCTTCGCAGCCCAGAAGCGCGGGGAGGTGCCGGAAGGCACTGCTGAGAAGTTCGTGGAGGAGACTCCGAAGAGCAAGCTCAAGAAGCTGCCTGAGTACAAGCGCCAAGACGAGAAGACCATGAGGAAGTACGGGAAGGCAAAGAAGGGGAAAAAGTAAGCGAGTTGCACTAGACTGGAGATAGACAAGCGCACCCGAGCCAAGCCGCTCCCCTCTCGCCTAGTGCGGGCTGGTGCATCCCTTCCCTCCAGCACCCCCTTCCTGCCCGTGCCGGCCCTCCGGTGCGCTTGTCTCCCTTGACCCGAGGGCTATCTAAGGGTACTTTGCCCCCATGCCCGAATAGGGCGCACGCTACACGTTCGCACGGGGCGAACGGATAGGGCGCGCAGGATGCCGAGAGGCTCTGCGCGCTTTTGCTTTATGGAGATTCGTCATGGCGCAGCGTTTAAAGGGGCAGGAGATTTTTATTGCTGTCCTAGTCAATGGTGTGCAGCAGGCATCGCTGCAAGATGTGAAGAGCTTGTCGATCACGCCTAACCTAGATGTGCTGGAAGAGGGCTATCTGGGCGAGACTACCAATCGGTTCGATGAGGTTTACAAAGGCATCAAGATTGAGCTGGAAGTTCACACCGAGGATGAGGGCGTGTTTGCTTTCATTGAGGCTGTGAAGAATCGCGCCCAGCGCCGCACGCCGGGAACGACCATTAACATCCAGACGACTCTTCAGTACGCCAACGGACAGCGTCCGCGCATTGTGCTGAAGGACGTGTTTTTCGCAGACATCCCGTTCAACGTGGGTAGCCGTACCGATTACGCCAGCCTTAAGCTGTCGGGCAGCTGCTCTGATTTCACGCGCATTGGCTAGTAGGCAAGTCAACCATCCTCACTCCGCAGGGGAACAAACATGAACGCATTTGAGCAGAAGTTGGGTCTGGGTCAGCAGGATCGAGTGGTGCATCGCTTCAACGTGCCGGCCAGTGTGCCAGGAGAGATCCGCTCTCTCGGCATGGTGGAGATCACGGCAGAGGAAGAGCTGAAGGCCGAGGCTCGGTGCAAGGGCGCACCGGACAAGCGGGCCAATGAGATGGTCAAGCAGGCCATCGTCGAGATCAATGGAGAGGCTGTTCGCATTGGCGACGGCTCTGTTGATGCAGCTTGGAACTCTCTGCACCCCAAGGTCCGCACGCTGGCCTCGACGGCTTGGGTGCGTCTGCATCTGGCGGCGGATGACGAGGTTGAGAGTTTTTTCGCCTCGCGCACGTCCAGCGTCTAGCTCAGGGGCATAGACGGCCTCGGTTCTCTCAAGCAGTACAGATGGGCGAACTCGGGGCCGTCTTTGCGAAGGTCAGCAGCCACACGACCCGCATCTGGAAGCTGCTGGCCTACGTTGGAAGGTACGGACACCAGCCGGTCAATGTGGCAATGCGATTGACCCTGCGAGAGTTGCGGCAGTTGGCTGAACAGATTGGGCAGCTGGTCGAAGAAGAGAACGCCCCCGCAGATCGGTTTGGCGGGAGGGATTAGGACGGGAACATGGCAGATCAAGTAACAATCTCCACGTTCCTTGAGCTGAAGGACAACCTGACCCCTGGTTTGGCCAAAGTTGAGGCTGCGCTCAAGCGTATGACTCAGCAGGCCGCACTTATGAACGGGGCAATGGTAAAGGCCGCAGCTAACGTCAAGTCGACTGACGCTGGATTCAAGTCTGTTGGTACGCATCTCTCCAAGGCAGTTACGCAGGCTAACACACTTGCGGCGGCTGTGAAGAAGATAAAGGTACCCGCTATTCCAGGCGCAGGTGGAAAAGCCCCTGGGGGTACATCTGCCGGCGCAGGCGGTGCAGCCGATCCGCAAAAAGGACTTTTCGGAACTCTTGTGAGTGCGAACTTGGCAGCGGCAGCACTTACAAAAGCATTTACTATGGCCGGGGATGCGGCCAAGTTTATGTTTCAAACTGCTATTCACTATGGCGTGGAGTACGAAAAGATCAACACGGGCATCGCAAGTGCCTTGTTTACGACACATCTTGCCGCATCAATGGAGTCTGGAAAGGCCGCTGCTCAGGGCTTGATGAAGACCATGCACGACATCTCGCTTACGTTGCCAGGTCAAGCGCAAGAGTACTACGAGGTATTTGAGCGGTCTCTGCCGTCAGCCATTGCAGTCGGCATTACGGACATGAAAAAATACGCCGGATTCATCTCTGAATATACAGCCGTAGCCATCAAGCGAAATGTCGGAGCCACCAAGGCGGCAACAGATATTCAGATGCTGCTGCAAGGCCGCGCCCGCATTACAACGCGCATGTTCCAAGTGCTGAATAACTACATCGGCATGACTCAAAAAGAGTTCAATGAGCTGATGAAAACAGACCGAAAGCGCGGCGTCGAGCTTTTGATGAAATCCGTAACGCAGGCTGCATCTGGCATGAAGGGTGCTGCGGCAGATGCAATTACGGTTTTTGGCGAGTTGCAAACGCGCCTGCAAGACATCGCGATTATTGGAGAGAAGCCTCTCTTTTTGGCGGCAAAGGAAACTGCTGTTGAGATAAACAAGTGGCTAAAAGATAACGGCACGCAAGTAAATAACTTGGTTAGCGTGATCTCTACGGGCCTTGGTGATTCATTGCGTGGCGTTGCCCATTATGTAACGGACATTCTGTCTGGCCTTATGGACATAATGGGTATCGCTAAAACAGACACCAAGAAGCCAAGAACAGCGGCGGTGGTACAAGAGGAGTTGCGATCCGCGTGGAAAAACGCCATTACAATTGATCTTCCTGGGCAGCGTATTCCTTTGAGCCCAGGCAAGCGTGGCGAGATTGATCGCTTAACGGAAGAACTTAGTAAAATTAAAAAAGAAGACATACAAATGGCGGCAGTTCAGCGGGAGTTCGCTACGCTGACGACATTTGCGCCAATCGACGTTTCCAAAAACGTTATGGAAATTGCTCGCCAATCCACTGAGCGGTACAAGGCCGGATGGTTTGAGGGGCATGGCCGACCCGAGTCGGAGGCGTTTGACGTTTACTTGAAGTCTATGGGAGTTGACTCAGATAAGCGGCACTCCATCTGGACAGAAATGATAAAAATGGGCGCCGAGAAGCCATTGGCTTTGGCATCAACTGAAACTCCCGAAGGGCGCGCCTCCAACTACCAAGACTTCCGCTATAGCCGGTTCGACATCAACCAGGCCTTTGCGGAAGGGTTCGATCCCGACCGGATAGCGGTGGCGTTTGCAACGGATCTGGCCCGTGTGGGTGAGATGAGGATGCAGTCCATGCACACGCCTACCTTCACAGGCCAATAGCGGGAGCTCGTTATGGCAGAATCACCCGCAACATCGTTCTCGCTTAGTGAAGAGGGTGGCGTAACGCTGGAGTTACGGGACCGTGCGCTTCCCTATCGGCCCTTGACCATCTCAGGAAAGCAGCGGGCCGAGTTCACTTGGTATCCGGGCAATCCAGAGGCTACGGTCCAGATGCTCGGGCCAGAGGAGGGCGTGATCTCCCTTCGTGGCTACTGGAAGGATCGGTTCATTCAGGGGACCGGCGCTGCTAAGTTTATTAGCGCTGAGGTTAACTTACTTCCCGCCGCCATCCAGAGCCCGGTTACCGACGCAGCAGCAATACGCTCAGTTGCCGATCTTGTGCAGCGTGTCGATGACATGCGCCGGATGGGGCGGCGGATCACGCTAGCCTGGGCA